GACCTGACTGCCGTTTCCGCTGCCGTGTTGGTCATCGGCGCTCTGGTGGTTGGCATCACCATGTCTTTCAAGGGCGTGGACGTGTCCAAGCGCGCTATCAAGAAGGTCTAAGCACCCATGTCAGACGCTGCCGCCGTTTCCCTGTTCTGGGGCTTAATCGTCGCCGTTGGCGCCCTCGGCGGCATTGCGTTTGTCATCGGCATGAGGTCAACACCATGAGAAAAAACCTTTTTCGCTTGGCGTTGGCCTTGTGTCTTGCATGTCCGGTACTTGTCCAGGCTGATCCTGTTTTTCCGTCAAGCACTAGCGGAAACAAAACCACATATTCCGAAGGAACCTACAGCAACGCAACCTATGCAGGCGCTGCCGTTGCTACCTCTGCCGCCGGATACTTCGCGGTCAATTACGCTTCTGAAATTCGCACCGCTGCCGGTGTTGCCATCCCTGTTATTGCCAGTGCCATACCCGGCGCTGGTGCTGTCGCTGCCGCCGTTCGTTTTTGTCTCAGCCGTCCCGCTTGCTATGGTGCAGGCATCGCGGCTTCCGTGGCAATCGCCGCAAAAGAAAGCGGCTTCGACGTCACTCCAGACCCGTCCAGCGGTCTACCTGTCATCAAGCAGCAAGACCCCAGTATTTGCACCTCTGCGCCGTGCTATGCGTACAACGGCAACGCCTATGGGTTTGGTGGTTCCTACCCCAGTCTGATGGCCGCTTGCCGCTCTTTCGCTGGCCTCCCTGAGTCCATACACGCCGCCACAGCTGGCGGAAAAATTGTCGGCATTGCTGGCACCTATGGCGATGGTCAGTGCATCTACAACCTTGAAGACGGTCGCCAGACATACCCCCGCATTGCTGAACGCACTCAGGTCCCCCCCGCTGCTTCTAATGAAAAAGTCGTGAACCTTGAAGACCTTATTAGGGGTATCGAATTTCCTTCAGCTGACTCAACCGTGCCCGCCGTAGGCGCATCCCCCAAGTGGGCTGAAACTGTCAAGAAAGCCGCTGAAACCGGCGCGACTGTCCCGCTCACCGCGCCGACCTCGATCACAGTGCCAAAGCCTACCGTTACCAGTGCCCCGACCCATACAGATTTAGGCGGTGGAAAGACCAAGACTGTCACCAAGTCCACGACTGTCACCTGTACCCCTCCTGACTGTGTAGCAATCGAAACCACCGTTGAACAAATCAAAGATTTGGGCGTCGGCACTACCACCACAACCACCACAGATGCGCCCGCTGATGTTGTCCAAGACGTCCCCCTGTCCAATGTCCCAACACTCTACAAACGCAAGTATGAAAACGGCATAGTGGGTGTTTGGACTGACAAGAAGGCACAGCTTTCAAGCTCCGGCCTCGGTTCCCTTCTCGGGGCCATGATGCCCACCGTTGGCGCTTCTGGTGGCTGCCCTGTCTTCACCATCCCCGCCAAAATCGGCCCCCTTTCGTTCGGGTCTGGCTTCTCTGGCCCCCCCTGCTACATCTGGGAATTTTGCAAAGTCGTCGTCCTGCTCGGCGCTGCCTTTCTCGCCCGTGCCCTTGTCTTTGGAGGCTAATAAATGGCCGGTCTAATCGCTGCCATTTATGGCAAAGTCGCTGCCCTGATTGCATGGTTTGGCAACCTGTTTGTTGCTGTCTTCGTCGCCTTTTGGGACATCCTCAGAGACGTGTTCGCATGGGTCTTTGAACAGGTCTTAACCGTTGCTGTTGCTGGTGTTAGCGCTGTTGATGTGTCGGGCCTTACAAACAACCTTCAAGGGGCCTTTGTCATTCCCCAATCCATCCTTGAAGTTGCTTCCGCTATTGGGCTAGGTCAAGCCCTTGCAATCATCGCCGCAGCCATAACCATTCGCCTAGGCTTGCAGCTGATTCCGTTCACTCGTCTGGGGTCTTAAATGCTGAATGGACTCCAAGGCATACCCGGCTCTGGAAAGAGCTACGAAGCCACCGTTTACCACGTACTCGCAGCCCTCAAACGTGGCCGCAAGGTCATCACAAACCTGCCCCTGAACATCGAGCAATTTGCAGCTATTGACCCTGCCTATGCCGATCTGATCGAAGTACGCCGCCGCCCTGCAAAGGTGTTGGGCACATGGGACGCAAACAGGGTGGACGACAAGGGCAACGGCCTTGCGTTTGAGGTAATAGAGGGCTACGAAGACAAGCGCCATTCCATAGAGGCCGTCGAGACTACGCACGGCTTTAGAGGCAACCTCTCTGCCCCTGTCGCGGTCTTTGGCAACGTCTGGGACTACTACACCGAATGGAAGCACCCAGAGACCGGCCAAGGCCCCCTATTTGTGGTCGATGAATGTCACGTACCTATGCCCCGCACGGGTACAAGCGTCTGGGTTATCGAGTGGTACAAGCTGCATCGACATTTCAACGTTGACGTGCTTTTGATGACCCAGAATTTCAGGCACATGAACGGAGACATTGCCGACCTGTTGGCCATGCTCATCAAGGTGCGTAAGGCAGACATTCTGGGCAAGAAAAACGAGTACATCAGGCGGGTGCATGGCGGCTTCCGTGGCGCTGTCATCAGCGAAGAGGTGCGCCCCTACAAGCCCGAATTTTTCCAGCTGTACAAGAGCCACACTCAAGGCAACAGCGTTAGCGAAAGTAGCGCCGACGACGTCACACCCGCCATCGTTAAATTCAAGCGTTACACCCGCATTCTCTGGGTCTGCATCCTGCTCGGGGCCGCCTTCGTTGGATATCGCATCTTTGGCCCAAAGCCTCAAACAGTCACAACCGTTACGGTAGAAAAAATTGATACTCCAACTGCTGCCGCTGCTCCAGCTGGTGCCGCTTCTGGTCTGCCGGTTGTTGTCCAGGGCGAAACCTCCACAATCCCCGAACCCTACGAAAACCAGTCAATCCACATGACAGGCCGTATCAAGATGGGCGACAAGGAAACCTACACATTCACCCTCGCCCAAAACGGCCTAGTCGTGAATCACGTCACTGATTCAGACTTGCGCAAGGCAGGCTACAAGTTCACCGGCACAAGTGATTGCACTGGCGTCGTGCAATGGGCAGACAAAGCCCGTGCTGTCTCGTGCAACTTCCCTAGCCAGCAGATGGCAGCCCAAGGCGTTGATAGCAAGAGTTGACCTCCGCCCTCTACTTACTGAAGACAAACGGGGCCACATGAGTGGCGAATAGCCACGACCCGTAGGGCATGGGGTGGGGTATGGGGCTAAGCCCCATGTAGCGAAGCGAAACGGCTGTTTATGCCCTCACAATCGGCCCCCTATGAAAAAAGGCTATGCACGTGTAAGCACCAGTGAGCAAGAGACGACTCTTCAGCTCAACGCGCTCAAAAGGGCGCGAGTGCGCAGCATTGCCCAAGAGAAGCGCAGCGGGGTTGCCACTCGTCCCCAACTCCAAAAACTTCTTGCCGGTTTGTCTTCAGGCGATACCGTTGTTGTTTACAAGGTAGACCGCCTCGCTAGATCGCTGATTGACCTGCTCGGGGTACTCCAGCGCATAGAGGCTGCTGGTGCCTCGTTTCAGAGCCTCACAGAGCCCATAGACACCAGCACAGGTGCTGGCCGGATGATGATGCACATGCTCGGCGCTTTCGCTGAATTTGAGCGCGGCTTAATCCGAGAGCGCACCATGGCCGGTCAAGCTGCGGCAAAAGAAAAGGGCGTCCATTGCGGACGCCCTCGGGTTCTTACAAAGCAACAGGAAAACGATATAAACCGTTTATACGCTCAAGGGTTTTACAGTTTGGCAAACCTCGCCGTAATGTTTGATTGCTCTCCAAGCGTCATAAAACGCACTGTTTACCGCGTCAAGAAACCCTCGTCTTCGTCCCTCCTGTAAACTTCCCCCATCGTGGTTGTTGTCCGAAAGCGACAGCTTCCGCCACTGGGGTTGACGGCTTTGCAGTCGCTCTAGCAGTGGTGTTTTCTTTTCCGCCTCAATTGCTGCAACAGCAATCCAATGTTCGGCGCTTTCTCCTAATTCGATAGCAAAGTTTCCAGCAAGCGCGGGGCTTAGACGCCCTGCGCGTCTTGCATTCGTCAGCGTGCTCGGCACCACGTTGAACGCTCTAGCCCAGTCTGAAATCGTCTTTTTTTTCAGCGCGCGGTCCAGTAATTCAATAGATTGCTGCATTTCTGTTCCTTAGTTCTTGACATTATTTTGCATGACCCGTGCAAATAAAGGTTGCATAAGGTATGCAACCTTGACTACATTTCGTTTGCACACCTTATGCAAACGAAATGAAAGCGGCCATGCCTCAACCTTGCAACGTCTTACGGAACCCTGCGCAGTCATCCCCTGCGCGGGTTGGCTTGGCCGCTTCTCCTGCGCAGTCTGCACAGGGTTCCACCATCTATTACCCATGGATTCCCGCACATGCCGCTATTCAGCGTGCATGGCCTTTCCTCGTTCAGTGCGCAGCGCTGGAAGGGGCCCCGCTTGCGGGGAAGGCATCCGGCGCGGTAGCGCGAAGCATCCCCCATGGTAATCACGGGGATAACCTCCGGAGCGTACAAAAGTGACCCGCGCAAACCCTCTGGTTCTCGATGGTTCCGAAGTCAAGCTCAGGCTGGAAGCCGAGCGAACAGAATCCGGCTCCTTTGTTCATGTGGATTGGGTTCGTTTCACCTGCCAGCTGCGCAACGCCCCTGCACCTAGTGTCGATCTGCTTTTCCCTGACTCCGTATCCATCTGGGACGACGATTACCGCAAAGCCAAATTCCAAAAAACACTGCGTGATATTCCTGACGCCGATTTCGTTCCCTCTGCGCAAGCTCTCGACCTTGCAAACGACATTTGCAAAGCGCTCGGCCCTGATTTCACTGTCTCCCCTGAAGTAGGCAAGGGCCACGATTTTTACCGCTTCCGCTGGTCAATTCTTCGCAACGGCGCAGAGTGCGCATGGGTCGGCTTTTTGACTTCAGGCGACAGCCCAAAGCAAGAAGCCCAGGGGCGAACCATTCATGCAAATTTGTATGGCTCAGCCTGTACTTTTGCATCTGCGGATTGGAATAACCGCATTGCAAACCTCATTGAATCGCACGATGCGAAGTTAACCCGCGTTGATCTGGCCCTTGACTTTTTCGATGGCGGTATCGACCTCGAAAACACAAAGGAAGAGTACCTCTCCGGCCTTATGGATTCAGGCGGTAAGCGCCTGAAATGCAACATGGTTGGAGACTGGGCAAACGGCTCCGCGCGTTCCTTCTACATCGGCTCCAAGGAAGCCGGAAAGCAAACCAACATCTACGAAAAAGGCGACCAGCTTTTCGGAGTCGAAGCCAATAGCCCATGGGTTCGCATCGAGCTTCGCTACGGTAACAAGCTCCGCCATTTGACGGCTGATGCCCTCCGCCGTCCCTCTGATTTCTTCGCCGGTGCCTCTGAATGGCACTCTGAAAAGTTGGCCGCTGCCGGTTCCCTTCCTTCACCCGAATCAATCCCTTGTCACCAGCGTTTACCAGTGCAGACCATAGAAGCCGAAGTGCACCGCGCCATCAAATGGGCTGTTCGCGTTGCTGGCCCTTCTCTTGGCATGTTCGTCAAACACGCCACTGAATCCCAGTTGTTTGAAGTGTTGGAAAACAAAAAACTACCTGCACGAATGGCGAAGTTTTCCCCCGCAGAAATCACCTCCGGTTTCGCGCGCGCAATCAAGTCTTTTACCTGCTCCGAGGGTCTACGGCCAGCCCTTGCAGCCATCTGAACCGGCCTAGAAGGAACCAATCATGTCCATGAATACAAACACAACTCTCTACGGAATTAAATCGTCTGAGGGCGAATACGAAGGCAAAAAATTCAGCTCAACAACCTTTTACCTTCCTGCTAATTTTGGTTCCAGCAATTCTGGAAAGGCCATGGGTGCTGTAACCGTCCCCTACAAGCTCGGAGACGCCTCCGAATACAAAAAATGGGAGCATCTGGAAAAGTCTTTCCCTGCCTCCGGCATCCCTGTCTCCGCTGAATTTGACATCGTTGTCGGCAAAGACGCCGCAGGCAAAGACGCCGCCAAGATCGTGCTCTTGAGCATCAAGCCTCAGGCGACAGCGCGCCCCGCTGCCTAACCCATGCGCCTCGTAATTCAATCAAGGCTCACTGGTGCCGTTCTGGTGCCTTCCATGGATGGTTCAGACCCTTACTGGTGTACTGACCTCCGCCAAGTTGGTGCGGGTGTTCTGCCCTCGGTTGATTACGTCGCGCAACTTATCGAAGACCACTGCGACCCAGAAATGTTGCCTCAGGTGGTCGACCTCGACCGCCTTGGCACAGCTAACGACTATGCAGACATTTAAGCGCATCCCCGCCGCTTGGGTCTATATCGCCCAAGCATTCACCACCAGCGCCGAGCTATTCCGCATTGGACTGCAAGACGCAAAACGAACCCTAAAGGCCCCCTGATGGAGTACCAATGCACAAATCCCGAATGCGGATGGGTTGGCGACAACCCTGATGAATCCAACGATGGCGAGGGCAGCCCTGTTTGTCCTGAATGTGACCACCCTTGCGAGTACGAGGACTGATGGACTACGCATCTCTTGGCGTCACTCCTGAAGCTGTCGGTTACGCATGGGCTTTCGGCTTCGGCTCCGTCGTCCTCTGTTACCTGTTCGGCTACTCGATCGGGGTTGTCAAAACCGCCATTAACAAGATTTGAAACCGCAACGTTAAGCACTGCGCGCAGTGTTTAGCGGTGTCGATTTCCGGCATCAATCAACCAACTTTTCTAAGGAAAACTGAAATGAAC